AACAGTACAAAACTAAACTTGACCATTTCGAACGTTGGTTTGATATAGCATTACGATTTGGTTGGTGTCTGTTCATTTATGTGGTTGTCACTGGCAATTACATAAGGTAGAATTGTTGTAATTCCTTCAAAGCGAAGGCATGTTGGACGGGGTTTCGATACCCCCATCTCCACCAGAAGCACATTATGGAGTTACCCGCTACACTACTAAAGGATCGCTACCTTTAGTAATATACAACGTGTGGTAGTGTGCTTCTGATGGGGATGAATTGGTTTCGACAGCGTGAGATAGTAGAGAAGGCAACACGGTAGGCGATGACCGTTAATCAAGCAAAATAAATTATCCGCAAACGATAATTACTATGGTGAGGATCGCCTAGCAGCGTAACTCACTTGGGGTTTCGGGAGTGTCCTTATTAACCAATCACTCCCACCTAACTTTATACATTATGAAAATATATAAATCATGTTATCGTAGTCATTGGCTTTCTCCATACACCATACTGGAGAAAGTTTTCTTTTGGCGTGAGATTGATTACAATGAACCAATAATTGAAAAACTTTCCAACTTCCTCAATCCATTTTCTGTAGCATGGATGAATTTTCTTGATTTTGTGCATCCACGAATTACCTATGTAAAGATTGATGAGTGGGATACGTGGTCAATGGATTCTACATTGGCAGATATCATTCTACCGATGTTGAAACAACTGAGGGCATCAAAGCATGGTTCAGGTTATGTTGATATGGAAGATGTACCAGAACATCTTCGATATACAAATACTGAAAGATGGGACTATCAAACAGTCTTTGATTTTTACCATGAGCATGAACTAAAAGAAGGTGATTGTGATATTCATGCTCGATGGGATTGGGTAATGGATGAAATGATTTTTGCATTTGAGAAGAGGGTAGAAGATACTGATTGGCAAGCAACCAAAGAAGAATGTGAACGTGTACAGAATGGATTCCGCTTGTTTGGCAAATATTATCAAGGTCTCTGGGATTAAATTAACTAAATAAAGATACTGGCACAACACACACAATCCGCCAGTATAACACACACAGGAGTAATTATGAGTAACTTAACCCCGTTCGAGATTCGCCTTGAACTTTTAAAGATGGCAAGAGAAATGCTTTCCGAAGATTATCACGGAAAGTGTCAGCAAATAAGCACAGATTGGACTGTTAAAGTCGAAACCGCTAAACTACACGGCGGTCAGATTCCAGACCATCCATCGTTCCCACCCTACCCCGCAGAAGCAGAAATCATTGCAAAGGCACAGGCCTTGAATGGATTCGTTTCAAACATTTCAGTAGATAAACCAAAAGCAAAATCATCTACCTGATTGGGACCAGAGGTGCTTCGGCGCCTCTCTAACTAACAAGGAGAAATAATGCGTTACCTAACACTAGCACTTTGTGCTGCATTCGCCAGTTTAATTTTATTCTTTAGTCAATCAATGGCACAGATTGTTGTGCCCACTAAGATGAATGTTGAACTGCAAGACCTATCGAAAGAAGCAAGGAAAGAAGTTGAATGCCTTGCACAGAACATGTATTTTGAAGCAGGCCAAGAACCTAGAGAAGGCCAAATTGGCGTAGCATTTGTCACACACAATAGAATGATGAATGGTAATTACCCAACAAGTTATTGTGGAGTGGTAAAACAAAAATCAGGTAATGTATGCCAGTTCTCATGGTATTGTGAATCTGCGGCACGTAAAAAACTCTTGACAATAAGTAACAATGCATTGTATAATGATATTACTGACTTAGCATTGAGATTCTACCTTTATACAAATGAGTTTGAAGATCCAACTAAGGGTGCATTATTTTTTCATGCAGATTATGTGAAACCTACTTGGAGTAACATGAGACGAACTGCTTATATTGGCAGACATATTTTTTATAATAGAGTTAAGAGGAATACATGATTTCAAGCAAAAAGGAGAAGGTGGTTATGGAAGAAGTGAAACAGAATGGATTGCATCATGTAACAACTTTTGCGATTACATTGGTGGCACTCTCAATTGTTGTTGCCGTAGGCATTTACGAAATGAATGAACGTAAACTTATGGCATCAAATATTGAAAGCGCCATTACTAAAGGTATTGATCCACTGACTGTACGGTGTTCGTATGCCCGTGATTATGATACTATTTGTATAGCACATGCCGCAGCAAGCGGTCGTAAATAAATTTTAATTTTTAGGAGATATATTATGAGTAAATTAGGCCGATACCAAGATGATGAGCAAGGTCAGTATAATTTTAGTTTTAGTGACAATGAAGGTAAGCATATAAGTGTATCATTTCGTGCTGAACCTGATTATGATTTAGATGTTATTTTTAGTGAGTTCAAAAACTTTTTGATTGCATCTGGTCATGAAGTTGAGAATGAAATTGGCGAAATATATCCTTATGATGAATCACATGAAGATGATGATGAACCAGCAGCGTTTGCAAGATGGAATGAAGATTGTGAAGCAACCGCTGCAATGACACAGGCACAAGCGGCAGATAAGTTCTCCATGGAGAATTTTCCTAACAACGGATGGCCCTTTGGTGGTTTAACTTCAGCACCATTACCTCGTTTGACTACTGCTGACTTTCCTGGTTTGAAAGTGACTGACATATCCGCATTGTCATCACAATCTTATTCTGAATGGATGGATTTAGGCAATGCACCAACAATGGCACCTTTGACACAAGAACAAATTGATCTTTGGAAAACACCTATGCCAGGTACTCTTGGTGGTGCAAAGATTGATTTCAAATAATGCCAACAAAAGATGAGATGATGAAGTTTGCACTAGAGATTGAGGCTCTAGTTGCAAAAACGGATTACACTTATCTTGAGGCAATTGTTGAACACTGTAAAGGCACAGGTTTGGAGATGGAAGTAGCAGCAACACTTATCACTCCAAACCTGAAGTCTAAAATACATGAACAGGCCGAAAGATTGAATATGTTAAAAACTAAAAGTAATAGATTACCTATATGACTGGATATGAAGCATTCTGTTTATACTCTTCTCTCAAACTGCATTTTACACAAGAATCGTATGACTACTTTAAATATGGTGGTAAATCGAGGACAAGTATAGATGCATTTGAGAATAAGAAAGATAAATGGTTTTATTATAAACTGAGTCGGAGATTTACCAATGAGGATCAGGCTAGAGATTTTCTTGTTGCTAATCTTGTCCATGATCGTGATGTTTGGATTGGAAATCTACTAAGAGAAGATTCTGATGTTCATTATCGTGCTCGGCAGAAAGTTCTTCAATCGTTATCATATACGTTCACAAATGAGATTGCACCATTAATGAATCAGGAGAACCCAAATGACTCATTAATGATGCGAGATGAAAGTCCATATCCATTATTGCTGTCTAAGTTGCTGTATGGTGAAGTATCGATTGAGACTGTATGCATTCTAAACTCCATACTGAATTTCTTGCCAATGTGGGACAAGAAGATTAATGATACGATTCACTATCCATCGGTAAGTTTGAAAATAAAGAAGTACACACCGTTTATACAATTTGAACCAACAAAATATAAACTTATTCTGAAGAAAGAACTACATGAAAATACAGAAACTTTATCTTGACATGGATGGTGTTTTGTCCGACTTCAACAAACAATATAAAAAATTGTGGAAGGTCGAACCCCATGCTAATCGTGAACGAGCGGAGAAACGTGATTATAAGTGGGACGAATTTGTAAGCGGCAACAATTTTGAAATTCTTGATTGGTTTCCTGGTGGTAAAGAACTGTTGCAGTATGTTCTGACCTTAGATATACCAATTGAGATTCTATCATCATCTGGTGGTAGAGATCATCATGAAGCAGTATCGAATCAAAAAAAGGTTTGGTTGAAAAAACATAACATCGATTTTTCTGCCAATATCGTACCTGGTCGTGCATTGAAGGCAGACTATGCGAAACCTGGCATCATTCTTATCGATGACACACCAGATGTTATTGATGATTTTAATGCAGCAGGTGGAATTGGAATACTTCACACTGACACGGCAAAAACGATAAAAATTGTTCAATCAGTTCTTGACGATACATATATAAACGTATATAATGAATCAAGTGAACAAGATGCACATACTTTAAACAACTAACTATACGAGGTAATATATGTCTGATTTTTCAGCACTCAAGCGCAACCGTAACACCTTCGATTCACTCAAGAAGGCAATGGAAGCACCATCAACAAATGTAGAAGCAGGTTCAAAAGATGACACCCGTTTCTGGCAACCCGAAGTAGATAAAGCAGGTAACGGTATGGCAATCATTCGTTTTCTGCCGGCACCAGCAGCAGACGGTGATGATGCTCTTCCATGGGTTCGTGTATTCAATCATGGCTTTCAAGGTCCAGGTGGTTGGTACATCGAAAACTCTTTGACTACTCTCAATCAAAAAGATCCAGTATCAGAATACAACTCTATTCTGTGGAACTCAGGCATTGAAGCAAATAAAGAAATCGCACGTAAGCAAAAACGCCGTTTGACGTATATCTCAAACATTCTTGTTGTCTCTGACCCAAAAAATCCAGAGAATGAAGGTCAAATCAAACTGTATAAGTTCGGTAAGAAAATCTTCGATAAAATCTCAGAAGCAATGAATCCAGAATTTGCTGATGAGACACCATTGAATCCTTTCGACTTCTGGGAAGGTGCTAACTTCAAGATCAAGATTCGTCAAGTTGAAGGTTATCGCAACTATGACAAGTCTGAGTTTGATTCTATTACACCAGTTCTTGATGGTGATGATGATAAACTTGAAGCACTCTGGAAGAAAGAATACTCACTCAAAGAGTTTCTTGAACCAAAACAATTCAAGTCTTATGATACACTGAAAGCAAAGTTGGATAAAGTTTTAGGTCTTGATGGTGTTGCACCAGTAAAGACAAAGGCTGAAGATACAGTTTTGAATACAGCGAAATCAGCACCCAGTTTGGATGAGAATGATGAAGAACTAGACTACTTTAGGTCTCTAGCAGAAGATTAAACTCTGCGAATGCCACTTTCGGGTGGCATTTTTTTATGCATAGTGCCTATTCATTATAGCACTTAAAATATTTTCATTTGTATCTTTTAAACTTGTTGTGCCTTTACTTACTTCTTTTTTGGTAGTATTCATAACTACGGTTGTTGAAAAATCAAACATAGAAGGTTGTGCTCTCATCTTATCTTCCAACTCTCTCAGATTGGCCTGCATTTCACCTGAAGATAGACCAAGTTTGCCTCCAGTCATTTTATCTAATGCTGCTAGTTGAGCATTCAAATCATCAAACATAATATCGGTTAAACTTTTCTTTTGTTCTTCGGTCTCTGCTGGAAGTTTACCAATCGATGAATTTAACGGGAATGCTTGATCTGCTTTGAGATTAGCAAGTTGTGGAATACCGCCACCACCATACTTTGCTGCTAAAGTTTCTCTGTATTTGAAGATAGGAACATTCAGATGAGGATTTGTTTCTCTTGCTTCTTTTTCAAAACCTAAAACATTTTGTATGTTTGCATTTTGATCTGGATGTTTAATAAGTTTAACTGCGCCTTGAGCACCAACAGCATGTGCTAAATGTATGTTTTCTGGAGTTGCTACTATTCCGTTTGCTTTTAAAACCTTAACATTGCTTTGAGAAAAAATTCCATATAGAGTATCTTGAACTTGTGGAGTAAATTTTGTTTGAAAATGAATGGCATATCCAGATGCTTTTGACACCAAGTCTCTTAGTGTGCTTGGCATAAATTGATATTTTCCTACAGCACCTTTGTTTCCACCACGGGCTTTAGTATACATCAAAACTTCATCGATTGTTAGATCAGTCAATTTTTTACCAACACCGAACATTTTTTCAATCAAAGGATCTTGTTTTCCATAACCATAACCATACGTTGCGTTGTAACCAGATTGTCCACCTTCACTCTGTCCAATAACATCTCTAATTGATTCGCCAGAAAGCAAGTTTGGAGATTTTGCTTGAGGTGGTGGCGCTGGTGTTGGAATTGGTGCCGCTTGTGGTCCTTGTGATGGTGTTGCGGCAGGTACTGCTGCTGCTGTTTGTTTTGCTGGAGTTGGTGCTGTAGATGCCATAGGCACTGCGCCTATTGCTGCACCAGTTGCATCATATTGAATTTCTTCAACACTTTCAACTTGAGTTCCTAGTGTTTGTCTATCAATTTCTTTTATTATCTCATCGGAATTATCGCATAAGTATTTAATTATATCGTATGCGAGTTCGAGACCAAGATATAAATTTACAGCACCTATTATAACATCAACAATCCCAGCAATCAATGCACTAATTCCCAGTGTTGCTGCTGAACCAGCGGCACCTGCAGCAGCGGCAGCAAGTGCTGTAAATAGAGATACAACATAGGTAGTTAATTTCCATGCGGCAACGTCTCTAAATTTTCTAGTTAAAAATGACACCACCACATTAATTACTTTTGAACCATACCTAAGTCTTGTTCCATAATCAAGAAGTTTTTTCCAATATTTTTCAATCAGAGCCGTAAACTTTTCCATTCTAGTTAATTCTTTTTGAGATGATATACTTCTACTTCCTGGTCCTGTTGGTCCACGCTGAGATGCTTTATTTGCAGGTCCAGTTGAAGTTCCTCTCGGATTAGTTTTGTTATTACCAGGTTTCTTATCAGGTTTCTTATCAGACTTGTCAGGTTTCTTATCAGGTTTGTCCCCATCTGGTGTGACAGAACCGCAGTCACAATTAGAAGAACCAGTTAGTGCTTTTGATGCATTTATTTCAAAGGCCCACATCAGAAGTTTTGCTTTTAGTGCTATAAATGCTGCTGCTATTATTAGTCCTTCTCCTAACATTAGTGCAACTTCACCCCAAATGTTTACTTTTTCACCTGTTGTTGGATTTGTATATTCTTGATTTAATGCTGCCAAAACAAGACTAAGAACACCACTAGCAATTTCTACAATTTTTGTGACGAAGATTCCATCTTTGGATAAAACAGTTGCCATTATTCCTAGCAATGGAACTATCACATCCACTATCTTAGTAAACAATTCAACAATGGCAGTTTTAATTGTCTCTATATTTGTTGATGCTATTTCTACTAAAATTTCGTAGGATGCTTTTAATACTTCTGCTATTGCACTGAAAACACCCATAACAATTTTACCTAAAGACTGTAACACTTCACTATCTTTTAGGAGACTGGCTGCCACGCCAATACTGGTTACAAAAAATTGACCTATAAATTTGAATATTGCTTTAAAGGTTTTTAACAGAGATTGTTTTACTTCTAAATCTTGAAAAATTTCCAACAACAAACTACCAGTTTTCTTTATAATATCGACAACGGATTCAAAAATTGATTTTAAAAATTTGGAAAAATATTTACCAGTCTCACTTGAGAGTAGCATCTTTCCAATTCCTGCAACTCCCATAATCAGTAAAAGATTGCCAAATAGTCCACCAAATGTTGACATGGAAGATTTTATTGTTTTTGCTTGATCGGAAAGAGAATCTTTTAGTGATGCTCTTTTATCTAAAGTTGCCCTCTCATATTTTAAACCATAAGCAGTTCGTCTTTCTCTATTCTTTTCAAAATATTGATTACGTCCTTCTATTTTTTTGGTTTGCAAAAGTTTGGATATGCTTACCTTTAGTGAAGCAAAGTCTTTAGATACTGTTGCTAAAACCTGATTGAGGTTATTTGTTGGTGCCATTTATTATGCTATTGTGAGTTTACTTAGAAGAACATCATCATAAATGGATGGAGTTGCTTCATTGGAACCAAGTGAATTTGTCGATGCTGAATTTTTTGAATTATCCACAACCATAGGAGTTTCATCCAAAAATCTAGTTCTTAATGCTCCTTGTAGTTCTCCTGATGCAATACCTAATTTACCACCAGTCATCTCATCGAGTTGTTTGAATAGTCCTGTTGAATCATTCTCCAACATTGAAATTAATGAACCACCTATGCCTAAGTCTGGCGCAGAAGTTCCAGTCATCATTTGATCTTTGCCAGAAGTATCTTTAAACATTGATTTTGAATAATTAACTGCATTTCCTGCTGTAGATGCAATTGCGTCTCCAACTTTAGCAAGTTGAGTGTCAATACCTGTAGGACTACTAGGAACTGCTCCAGGCGCACCTCTTGCAAAAGCAGATGCAACCATTCCTGCATTCATTGCACTATTTCTAAATTTTTCTGCCACTAATTCATCTTTAAACTCTACGTGAACATGGTCACCTGTGGCGTGTGGAGTTTTACCTAATATTTCAGACTGAACCAAATAGTCACCAGATTTAAGTCCAGCATTCGTCATCATTTTTTCAATTTTTGTTACCGCAGCATCTTGAGTTTTAGCCCCACCCTTAGTCACAAAGTCTATGGCCAATCCTTTAGCATGTTTTGATTTTGGATGATTTTTCTGGTGGAATTGGTCATTAAATCCAGTGAACTGTGCAAACTCAGAAACATCAGACATAATTTTTTGTGCTAGTATATCAGTTCCAGGTTGATGTGGGTGCGCCCACGTATCACCTTTTTTCATTTTTGACTCTAGCAATTGTGTAGGTGCTAAATTTTCTTGTGTAGGATATGCTCTTGTTGGCCTTTGACTATTGTCAGAACCTATATTAGGAGTTGATCTCGAAGAGGGTGGTGGAATATTTGCGGCAGCAGTTTTTTCAGCAAGTTTTTTCCCATCTTCACCAGACTGCATGAACCGATTTGCAGTAATTATACCCGCACTTACTAGCAGTGTAGTTACTGGACTTGTCAATACGTCTAGGACTTTTCTAACCATTCCAACTTTACCTTTACCAGGAGGTCCACCACCGCCACCAGGACCACCGCCAAGAGAATTACTCATTGCTCTACCTAATATTGCACCAGTGTATGCTGCTAGTCCTAACTCTAATGCTGCCACCGCAAGGCCAATACCAATGAATATTTGTCCTAATGTTAAAGTGACGCCTCCGGGCAAACTAATTGGCTGTGCTAGAACTGTACTAATAAAATCTTTTATAGCAACATATAATCTTGCGATGCCGTCTCGGAATACTGGATCTTGTAATAAACCCTCTGTAAATTTTAGA